TGAGAACGGAACACCTCTAGTCATCAAGGAAGCTTTGATATCAGGACTCGGCGTGGTCGTGTCTAAATATGCAGCACATGACTTAGACAAGTCATTGCCTTTCGTGACGGTGATTCCAGATGATAAATGGAATGATATTGAGTATGTCCAAACAGAACTCAGAAAGAATCGAGAGATCTCTGTCACGATGAGAAAGGAAATACGTCAGTATGGTATAGATAATTTTTCTTGGCAAAAGTTAGTCAAGACTTACGTTGAAAACATTGAGGGTATGAAATGAAGATTTCGATCATTGGGCCAGGTTTGATGCCAATACCACCGAAAGGGTGGGGTGCTGTAGAGTCTCTTATATGGGACATGGCAAACGCCCTGAAGGACTTGAAACATGAGGTACAGATCATTAATACCACAGATAGTAATAAAGTTCTTGCTGCAATAAATGAATTCAATCCAGACTTTGTTCATATCAATTACGATGACTTCATAGTTTTATATCCGCATATCAATCGACCAAAGGCAATGACATCACACTTTGGTTATCTAGAGAGACCAGATATGATGAATGGATATGTGAATATCTTCAACAAGTTTCAAGAGATGAAACCGAATGTCTTTTGTCTCTCAGAGGGAATTAAAAACATATATAAAATCTTTAGTAATTTTCCAGATGATAAATTATTTGTTACTCCCAACGGTGTAAATTTTGATGCATTTAGATATACAGATATGCCGACTTTTGGACATCGCAGTATCTATCTTGCAAAGGTTGATTATCGTAAGAGACAACATCTTTTTCAGAATATTGAGAGCATACACTTTGCTGGAAATATTGTAGATGAAAGATATGATACAAAGAATAATTATCTTGGTGAGTGGACGAAGGAACATCTATATGAAAACCTAACTGAGTATGGTAATCTAATTCTTTTATCGGATGGAGAGGCACACTCACTTGTAATCATGGAGGCATTTGCTGCTGGTCTTGGTGTTGTGATTAGTGAGTTTGCAAAAGCAAATCTAGATTTGGATAAGAAATTTATTACCGTCATACCAGAGAAGAAGATTAAAGATATTGATTATGTCGAAGCCCAGATCATACAAAACAGAGAATATTCCATACATCATCGAGAAGAGATTCGTCAGTATGCAAAATCATTTGAATGGAAAACTGTAATTCAAAATTATTATATACCGTCAATTGAAAAACTGATTGCAAATCAACCAAAACCAGAACTGCCTGTATATTCTGGTGAGAGAAATAAAGCCGTATATAAACTGAATAACTTTGGCCCTCTTTATTACATTAATCTTGATGGACAACCAGAAAGAGATACAGAAATGCAATCCATGTGTAAGTATTGGGAGTTAGATCCAATTCGTATCTCTGCTTTTGATGGTCGTCATGGAGATCTGAATCATATACTTGAGGGTAGTCATGACATTGGTATCACGCCAGGCGAGGTTGGATGTGTGACCTCACATCTTAAGGCTATCAAAGAATGGTATATGAATACAAATACACCCTATGCAATCTTTGCTGAGGATGATGTGAGTTTTGATACTGCACGTTTTTGGAATTTTACATGGGATGAGTTTGTAGAAAAATTACCATATGATTGGGATGTGGTTCAACTTGCAATCATCAATCCAGGCGTCGTCTATGCGAGTATGCATGCTCGTTGGGTAAATGATTTCTCAACTGCATGTTATATGATTACTCGTCATCATGCCAGGAAATTGATTGATCATCATTGTGTCGGTGATAAGTTTCGTTTAGATCAAGGTGTTAAACCAAGGCCAGTTGCTGATGATTTGATATACAATTGTGGTCGGACATATGCAATACCACTCTTTCATTACAAGATTGAACTCGGATCCTCGATTCATCCAGATCATATTGAGGTCTTTCACAAGGGAAGTCATCAAGGAATATTAGATCACTGGAGAGAGAATCTTGCTCAGATGGAAGATCAAAGTCAGTTGTTTAATTATGATCCCTACCTTGGTCGCATACCACCAGAATGTCAGGGAAAGTAAATACTTGACACAATTGTTAAGATAATGTATAATAAATATCATTACATAGAACGAAGGACTCGAAAGATCGTAACCCTGCGTAGAATGTACGACACCATTGTCGATGGTGTTGCCATCCGCAGGTTTTTTTAGTGCTTGCGAGATAAACAAAATAAAAAATGTCTATTAAAACAACAATCGCAGCTGTAGCTGCCTCTCCATTCCTATTCGCTGGTGCTGCGTTTGCTGGCCCATATGTGAACATCGAAGCAAATGGTTCATATCCTGACGGATCATACACATCTGGTAACGTTGAATTTCAAGTTGGTTATCAAGGAACAACTACAAACGGAATTAATTGGTATGCATCTGTAGGCCCTACAACACAACATACAGAATCAACCGATGAGTTTGGTGATGTTGAAATCGCTGGTTACTTAGGTGGTGGTAAGTCACTTACAGAGAAGACATCTGTGTATGGTGAGTTATACGGTGCTACAAATCAAGATGACTTTGATGTAGCTGGAAAAGCAGGAGTTAGATATACATTCTAAATAACTGTGTTCGAGATGGATCAGACCTCTGCATTGCAGGGGTCTTTTTTTATAATGTTAAAATTTAATATTCTCTTAAGAAAATTATATATATTTGTGTGGATATGAAGATATTATTGAAATTCTATTGACAAAAGTTAATATTTTATATATAATAATGTAACACTTCTTAATGAAACTTAAATGACTGTAACAACAGAGAGTGGCGGCAGACAGAACATGTATCCAACAGAGACACGTTCTTATGTTGATGAATCCATCTCATACGAAGGATACCCACAAAACGCTGAGAAAGTAAATGGTCGTTGGGCCATGATTGGTATGATAGCACTACTTGGTGCATATGCAACCACAGGACAAATCATTCCAGGCGTGTTCTGATGGATACAAGTCATTCATATTGGAAGTACGCTGAGAAAGTAAACGGAAGACTGGCAATGCTCGGTCTGATTATCGCCACAGTAAACTACGGTTTATTTGGCACAATTATACCCCCATTATTTTAAGGAGAAACACAATGACACCAGAAGCAGAAAGATTTAACGGTTGGGCAGCAATGCTTGGTTTCGTAGCAGCAATTGGCGCATACGCAACAACAGGAAACGTAATCCCTGGCATATTCTAATGAATAACAAGGAGATTTTTCAAAGAGCCATTGGCCGTCCAGCGATGATGGGATTCATGCTTTTATGTGGAACCTATTTGGTAACAGGTCAACTTATCCCAGGCATCGTATAATGAACATTCAGAATCAAAAACCTAGTAAGGAAAAGATTGTAGCAGAAAGAATCAATGGTGCTGCTGCAGTCGTCGGATGCATCGCACTCGTGGGTGCATATATCACAACTGGACAAATTATTCCAGGCTTCGTATGAATGGGTTTGAAATAACTCCAACGCTAGCAATCCTATGGTGTTTTTACCCCATAGGAATTCTAGTTTTCATCGAACTATTTTTAGATAGATCTGATGATGACGATGATGATGGCGGTGGTGGAGTAATGTCCCCAGTTTATCAAGGAATTTAACAATGCAACATCTAGTATTCACAACCCTTATTGCAGCTTACATTTTAACCAACATTGGTTCAGTAGCTTACGCATAATAATTAAAGGTCTTTATACGCACTAGTTCACTAGTCACTTTTAACCCTCAATCTAAAAAGGAGAATGAAAAAATTATTTTTTAGTCCATACTATCCACTCATGGAGTTTGGATTTTTCGTTGTTGTAGGAACAGCAGCAGGCATGGCAGGTTTGATATGAAACCATTTCCACTTAAATACATTCCACACTGGTTCGTAACGTCCGTGGTTCTTGCCATATTGCAAAGTATTAGTTAGTATGTCAGAAGATGATAAATAGTTGGCACATAATGATATAGTTATGGCTGACGACATTAAAGAAGAAAAGAAAGAGGAACCGAAAAAGAAAGGTTTCTTTAGTAAATTAAAGGAGGCATCCGAAGATAAAGAGGAACAGATGATGATCCTCTCAACCTTCGTAAGACTCGGTATTCTTGTATGGAGTGGGGCAATACTCACACTTGCATACGTTGAATTGCCAGAAGCTCTTAAGATACCTAAACAAGATCTGGATCCGACTTTCATAGCATCAGTTTTTACAGGCGTGCTGGCCACATTTGGCGTCACGACATCTAAGAGAGGTGCTCAGGGTGGTGCTAATGGTGGAGTAAGTAAATCAGATATGGAGAAGTTAATTGCAGCTGCATCACAAACTGCCCCTGCACAAACAATTCGTATCGAACAAGCACCAGTTCAGATTGTGCCTAACAAAAAAGATTAATTTTTAACTATGAATAAATGGATTGGAATAAGTCTGGGAGCCATTGTAGGAGTCTCCCACATAGGGATGATAGGATTACTCGCAACAAGAAGCACTAACAAATTACCGAATTTGAACATCCCTGTAACACCTTATAGTTCTTACGTTGCATCGGTAGATGAGGATGGATATAAAATATCCTACTCAGCAAATGATCCCAAGGTTATGACTACCACGGAGGACTTGGTAAAACCATCTGGTTTTCTGGGAGCCAGTAAAACTAGGACTCAAGTCGTTCGTCAATACACAATGGATGGTGCGTTCCATCACGGTGGGCCAGTATCGACCCCAACAGCATGGATTGATCCGTCTGCTCAGGGAGGAGAAGCGCCAAGTGACAAAACCATTGCCTGTATCAAAGCAATCGGTGCAGCAGAAAACACAGGACGTTTGGTTGGCACTAGCATTGGTACTGCTGCCTCTCCTGCTGTTAGTGGGATTCCTTTTGTTGGCTGGGTGGTTTCTGGTTGGGTAGCAATGTTCGGAGGAGAACAGGGTGCTGAAATTGGTGCTAATACTGCAAGAGATCTTAACAAGAATTGTTAGTGAGTCCACACATTAATGCGTATTTGTACTTAGTATGTTATAATAAATATTAATGTACTGGAATTGAAACTATCATGCACCACTACGAACTAGGTTGGCACGATCAAGAAAATGAACGCCATGAAATTGGTGAATACGCTGATGATGCATTTGAAGCAGCATTAAACGCAAGGGAGGATGTTCCGTATCTACACGAACATCCTTTTTCTTTGGACTATATTAAGGAGATCAAATGAACGGCAGACTTTCTAAGGTTGATATGACCGACAAGCTTTTGAAACTTAAAAGAGAACTTGATTACAAATGTGAGATTGGAGAAATGGGAGAGTGGGAGTGCGTTGGCGCAAACAAGTATTTAAATAAAACATTTGAGGCATTAGATGAGTTCTGGCAATGAAAGACTTACCAATTAAATCAGCAACAATAATTTTTGGAACTATTGTAATCGCAGTTGTTTTTTCAATTAATTACGCTTACGTTGTATGAATACAATACCAATGTGGTTCTATTATACTGTGATTAGCATGGGCATCATGGTATTTGTTGCATTTGGTCTCATTCTTTTAGGTTCTCTTTAGATTTAAATATAAATATTTTTTAGATCATTTACGAGAGTTAAATGAAAAGGAATGTTAATATTGGATCATCAATTTCTCTACCAAGCTTTGTTCTGTGGTTTGTTTTTGGAGCATGGATTGGTAGTATTTTATTAGTTATTATGACACTTATTAATAATGGACTCTGAATATAATCATCCCAACTTTTACAAAAGTCCAATGGGAACTTTGTATGAAAAGAATTCAGAGAGAACATATCCACATCTTTACTCAGTATTTTTATTAAACTCTCATAATACAAGCTGGTTCTATGTAAGAGAAGATGGAACTTGTTATTGGGAACATACTCGGATGGATAAGGATAAAGTAACAATAGAAGCTGATGGTGTTCAGTTAGATTTGTTTGGAAAACCTGACCTATCTAAAGAGTTCATTATGGAGGCAATTTTGAGCGTATAAATTATAGTAATAGTACTTATTAGTTTATGTTATCAACACAATATCGTTTGCGTCTTGAGGGTATTTGCAATAAGATTGCAAACGGTGATGACGTTCCTTTGGAGGATATGATTTGGGCGAATAAATTATCTAAAGCAAACACAACTGCTAGAGGCATGTTGCGAAAAGCTAGAAGAGTCAGTTTAAATCCAGAAGATGATTTTTTTAATGGTCTTAATCTCGGAGACCCTGATCCATCCTCACATAAAACAGGATTTGATGATGTGGATGATATAGCAGATTGGTTTCATCAGGATAGATGTGATGACTGGCGACAAAGAGATTAGATGTGAAACTGTAGAGGATTGGGATCCAAATAAGGATTATTCATATCTTCTTTGTCCTAAATGTGGCATGTGTAAATGTCATGCCTGCAAATGCAAAGACTGTAATACATTCATAATAAATAAAACACATACAAAGTTCAAATATGGCCGCAATGACACCACCAAGTCGGAAGAGTTGTTACAACTTCCGAGTGATTGAAATTAACAGAGTTGTTGATGGTGACACAATTGATGTTACAATAGACTTAGGATTTGATTTATATAAAAAAGAGAGAGTCCGTGTAGCTGGTGTCGATACGCCAGAAAAAAGAACAAGAAATTTAGAGGAGAAGGCTCTTGGAATTGATGCAACGAATTGGCTCAAGGATAAACTTGAGGGTGCTATTGTTGGTGATGATGATCTCGTTATCCGTACTGAGTTGGATGGGGGTGTCGGGAAATACGGGCGTCTTCTTGGCTGGTTATACATTGGGGATAGCGACCTTTCTCTCAATGAAGAAATGATTGGAGAGGGTTATGCCTGGCCTTACGATGGCGGTACAAAACAAAAAGACTTTGAGGAACTGAGAGAACTTCGGAGAGCTCGTGGGACACTCATTGAATAATGGTCTATGTCCAGAATGTGATGCACACTGGATAGATGGACAACTATACTGGTCAAACGGTAAGGAGGGTTGCCCTCATGATCTTGCTGGGTTAGTATGTAATCAGATATTTAAATATAAACATGGAGTGGTCGAATGTATCAATCCATGTATGGGTTCCGATAGTGGACAAACATGGAAACATCGAACCGATCTAAATAATGACGACAACAATTAAAATTATGTT